GAGCTGAAATGGGCCGTTGGCTGGTCTGACGGAACAGCTCCCCCGACCGTTGATGTTAGCGGTGATTTTGTTCTGCCGACTACTCGCACATGGTTCACCTTCCAGGGCTACATCTCAGACTTCCCGTTTGACTTCAGCCTCAACACGGTTGTGACCTCAACTGTGACTATCCAGCGCTCAGGTGGGTCTGCATGGGTTCCGAAAGTATGAACCTAAGCATTGAGTCACTCGCAAAATCTAAGTCATTCACGGGCGCGCCGGTAAAAAAGGACATCGAGTGGGAGCAGAAGGGCAAGACCCTGAAGGCGACCACTTATGTCAGGCCTCTGTCATACCATTCGTCTGTGTCGGATATCCGGGCATACACCGATGATGGCGATCCGGTGGCCGGGAGAATCGCTGCATGCATCTGTGATGAAAACGGCGAGCCCGTGTTTACCGTTGCAGACATCATCGGAGAGGCGGACCCCGAGCGTGGACCTCTTGACGGCAATCTAACCATGGCGCTGTTACAGGCCATCGGTGAGGTGAATAGCCTGGGAAAGACCGAGAGCTGACCGAGGAACAAGAAATCTGGCACGAGCTTGTTATGTGCGGCATCGGCGGCAGGACCATTGCCGAGGCACAGCATCGTGTTAGCTATCGGGAATTCCTGAGCTGGGCTCTTTACAGGTCAAAGCGCGGCAGTCTCAACATCGGTATGCGCGTGGAGCATGGTGCCGGCCTGCTGTCGGCCATTTATGCGAACTCAAAAAGCAAGGACGGTGGTTATCGTGTCCACGACTTTGCGCCCCACCATGAGGAACCGGAAATGACACTTGAGCAAGCAATGGAGAGTTGGAAGTAAGAAATGATCTATTTTTACCGAGGGAAATGGTAAAATGGGTCATCTAGAATTCACGGAGTGTAGTCCATTGAGGGATGCCAGTTCGATAGATGCCAGCCTAGTGAGAGAGTACTTTGATTATCTTCCCGAAACCGGCAGGCTGGTGCGGATAAAGAACAAAACATCGGGCAGGATTGGTAAGATTGTTGGTCGTATTGAGGGCAATAAGGGATGTCAGTATAGGCGCGTCCCATTTCTTAACTCTTCCTGGCCGGCATCATGGATGGTCTGGGCATGGCACCACGGCTCATTCCCAAATGAAATGCTGGCCCGCAGAAATGGCGACAGCTTGGATGACAGTATAGAGAATCTTGCTCTTTGGACCGAGCTTCGGAGACCGGTAAAAGTCGCGCATGACCTTCCTAGTGAGGATCAGCCTGACACCATGCTGGGCGATCTTCCAGAAGCTTTCAACACAGGAATTTACGAAATACGCAACACCAAAAATGGCAGGCGCTATATAGGTAGTGCCGTAAATGTATCAAAGCGATGGCGCGACCATATACGACAGCTTGAAGACGGCAGGCACCACAGCCGATTCATGCAAAGGTGTTGGAACAAGAATGGCTCGGACTGCTTCATATTCCGCGTTCTTTTGGCCTGCGAGAAAAATGATCTTTTGATGTATGAGCAGCGGGCCATCGACACTATCCAGCCGCAATACAATTCAGCGCCAAAGGCTGGCTCCCAGCTTGGATTGAAAATGAGCGATGAAGCAAAGGCAAAAATGGCCGCTGCCGCAAGGCGTACCAAAAACTTCACTGGCTGCACTCATAGCGAAGAAACAAAGCGACGCATCAGCGAGAAGAAAAGAGGTGTCAAGCAAAATCCGGATGTTGTAGCAAAAAGAGCTTCATCAATAAGGGCGCTGAAGGGCAGGCACAGTGCAAAAAAGTTTACCGAGTCGCAAATTATTGAAATACGCGCGAGGTCTGACGCGGGCGAAAAAAATATAGTTATAGCAAGAGAATACGGCGTCTCGGATAGCGTGATATGCGAGATAAAAAATCGCAAAGCATATAGGTGGGTTGACTGATGGCGAGCAAGTCTTTAGGTACATTGACTTTGGACGTCGTTGCAAAAGTTGGCGGTTTTGTGCAAGGCATGACCAAAGCCGAGCGCGCATCCGCAAAATGGCGAAAGCAGGTAAAAAAAGATGTAGACCAAATATCAGAATCACTGAAGAAAGGTGCAGTGGCTGCTGCCGCCGCAGCTACAGCCGCTGCCGCAGGTATTGCGGCACTGACAGCAAAGGGGCTGGAATCTATTGGCGCGCAGGCTGATCTTGCAAGGTCGCTTAATACAACATTCGATTCCGTAACCGCGTTGCAGCTGGCATTTTCTGATGCCGGCATAGATGGGTTCGAGAGATCACTGAGCCGCCTAAACCGTCGCCTGGGTGCCGCAGAACTGGGGAGGGGATCGGCTGTTAAGGCGGTCAAGGAGCTTGGCCTCAACTTAAAAGAGTTGTCACAGCTGGATGCCGATGAGCGAATAGCCACAATTGCGGATCAGATTAAAAATCTTTCAGCGAATTCACAGCAAGCCGCAAGATACGCGCAAGACCTTGGGTTTGAGCAAAGAGAGGCCGCTGGATTTTTTGCCCAGGGCGGAGATGCGATCAGGGCGTACCAGGATGAGGTCAAGGCGTTAGGACTATCTATCAGTGAGATCGATGCGGAAAAAGTAGGGATAGCAAGTGATAAATTCGCCCGGTTCGGTCTTATCACACAAGCGCTATCCCAGCAGCTGGCTGTTAATTTTGCGAATGTCCTGAGTGCTGTAAGTGATGAATTTATTGGCGCCGCCAAGGAGGCTGGCGGCCTGGAAAAGGTTGTTAGCACCGGATCAAGAACAATGGTGTCCGCGCTGGCTTTTGTTATTGACGCCGGGGACAGTGTTGGTCGTGTATTTTCAATAGCAGCCAATAATGTTGTTGGGTTGGTAGCTGAAGCCAAGAAGATGGAGCTTCAGATTCTCAAGCTAAATATGCAACTTAATCCCTCTCGTTTGTTCAGCGATGCCATAAACGACAAAATAAGGGAAATGGGTGAAGAAATTGAAGTGCTGGGGGCCGTGGCAGATTCTGCCAGGGAGGCCATCAGGGATGCGCTAGAAAAACCACTGGCCGGTGAGGGATTGCTTGAAGCCTACGATAGGGCGCAGGCGGCAGGAAACGCGGCAGCAGCTGCGGCAGTTGAGGCAAGTAAAGAAACCAAGGGATTTGGGTCCGCTATAGTAGAGGCCCAAGAAGAACTTGAAAAAATCCGGGTCACCAGCAAGAAAATAGAAACAGAGCCGGCTTTCCAGAAAGTACTTGATAATCTGGACGCCTATTCAAAGCTACTGCTTGATCTCAGGACCGACGAAGAAAAACTTACCGACCAGCTAAAAGAACGCTTTGATATCATGAACGCCATCAAAGGGCTTTCGGACGAAGAGCGCTCAAAGGTAGGCACCAGAATCCTTGATGCAGCGTTTGGTGATGCGCCGCAATTTGCCGGTGTGGATGCCGCCGTTGGTGGTCCTGCCGGTGAGCTTCTCAAACTGGATAAGGCGACCCAGGATCTTGATGAATGGTACAAAGACAGCCTTGATCGTCTTGATCAGTATCGACAACAAAAACTGGCTACCGATGCCGCATATGATGAGCAAGAGAGAGAACTGACAAAAGAGCACCAGGAGGCACTCGCCAATATAGAGAAGCAGCGTCAGCTGGTTTCACTGGCGTCTACAGAGGAACTGTTTGGAAATCTCGCGGATATAACCCGGCAGTTTGCCGGCGAGCAATCTGGAATATTAAAAGCGCTGTTCCTTGTCCAGAAAGGCGCGGCCATTGCACAGTCTCTGGTAGCTATACAGGCCGGCATCGCACAGGCAGCCGCCAACCCATGGCCCGCCAACCTCGCGGCGATGGCCTCCGTTGCTGCCGCTACAGCATCCATCATTGGAAATATACAAGCCGTCTCGATAGCGGGAATGGCCCATGACGGCATGGACTCTATACCACAGACAGGAACTTGGCTGCTGGAGAAAGGCGAGCGGGTCACCACCGCCGACACCTCCGCGAAACTGGATAGAACGCTGTCCGATGTCCAGAACAATATGCAGGAAGGTGGCGGAATGGGACAGCAGGATATCCGGATAGTTAACGCATTTGATACCGAGATCATCAAGGACTACATGGGGTCATCGACCGGCGAAAAGGTCATCATGAACGCGGTTCGCAAGAACTCAAAAACCATTAAATCCTTGGCCAATGTATGACACGGCAAGTTTGGCCTTTTAAGATCAGACAGCCCCTGATTGAATCGCTTGAATGGGCTACCGATGTATTCAGGGCCAAGTCCGCAGAGCAGAGAATAGCCCTACGTACACGTCCAAGAAGGGTGTTTAATTTCGACCACGTATTTCGCGATGAGGAATACAACTACGCCAGGCAGCTGATCAGGAACGCACAGGGCGGCGATGGGTTTTATGTCCCGGACTGGTCGCAGGCTATTAACATCGGTGCCGTGTCGCCGTCTGCCTCCGTCCCCGTTACTGCCGACCTGTCCTATATCCAGCT